TTTACCCCGTAAAACGCTGCATCATAAGCAAACACCAAGCATAATAAACACATTATACCGCAAGCTAGCTTAGTTTTAACGCTAAATACATTACAAGTTATTACATAAGAATACGCTACAAACGTTAATAAATATAATTGAGCCTCACTGTAACTATCAAATAAAGAACATTCAAAAAATAAACAGCTTATAAAAAAAGCCGCGATTAGTTGCGGCTTCTTGTTTAGTAGTCCTATCAACGCATAAAAAGCAAATAAAATCTTAGTGCTATTTATTGCTGCCGTATGATTTAGGTTTAGTTGGTTTTGTTCCAGTATCGGAAGTAACTTTATACTGCTTTGTTTTGTCTCCTGCGCCAGTTGCTCTATTTGTGTTATTGTTTGAAGTGCGTTTTCGCTTATTAATAGAAGCCATTGTATCATGTCCATTTTGTTAAAAGTCCTTGTATATTAACACTATTATTTAAGTGTAACAATAATGCTATACCTTTTTGCCGTTTACTTTGTCTATTTCAATTTCAGGTACGTATTTTAAAATCATACCTCCCTTACTGCGTGATAACGAATAGTGATACTGTTTTGTAACTTTGCATTGCTTAACCTCTTTCACAGTCCAAACAGTAGTTGAAGCGCATTCTATTTTATCACCTGGCTTTGCTAAGCTTTTCATTTTTTAAATTTCTCAACTATCCCGGAAGCAGCTCCTCCCCCGAAATAAAATGAAAGTATTACAATATTGATATAAAACGCATCGCCTTTTAATAGCTCTATCTGTAAAGCCACATCAACAAAGAATGAGGCGATAAAAGTTACCAACCATGCAAGCGCATAGGGTATCGAATAAATAAGCGCTAAATACCTTTGAGCTAGTTTGTAAGGTTCATATAATTTTAAGAACTGCATTTTAGCGTTTGATTTTTCTTCGTCCGTAAATATCATGGCATCAATACCACTTACGCCAGCATCAATTATTTTATCACTACCGAATAACCTTGAAAAAAACCCCATTACTTACACCCTATCAATATTTTGTTTTTCTCTATCTCACAAGTTGCCCTCTCATGTTCTCTGGCGTGCTGCGAGAATGACCGACATTCTTCTATACTTGTCGTGTTTAAAGGCAAATCTTCACCGCTTGATGTGACTAAATGAGTGCCACCGCCACTTATAGCAGCACTAGCAGCAGCGACCAAAAACATATTAGGCTGCTTTTGTTCTTCACTCATAATATGCGTTCAATTTTAAGCGTAAAAGTTTCAGCGTGTAATAAATTCATCAATCTATCATAAGCAAATCTTGATGAAGCCCCGCCAATTACGCCATTGAATACAGCTATGTTTGACACTGGTAATATACAACCTAGAGAATCTTTAATTGTGTTACCTTTATGAAATAATATGTGCGTCCTACCCGGTACGTTTTTAACTTCATACGTTGGCCCAAACCGTGGCGAGTTCGTCATCTTAACTGTGTACTCGCCTTCTGGAATGCAACTTTCATTTGCTACGTTATCAAGCCAAGGGCGTTCAACAGTGTGACAAATTAAATTATTACCATTGTAAAGCTTTCCAATAGTCACATCATCTGTACTGAATGTTTTTAATGTAAGTTTTTTCATTTTTAATCGCTCTAAATCCGTTACTATTACAGGTAGTTTACCATTTTTAGTTGTTAAAGGCATAATTTACCGAACCGTTAATTAATTTACCTTATCTATTAGATAGATGTTCGTATACCTGCAATAACTTCTAGTAATATTTTCTTAATTTCGTTTTTTCCCCATGAATTTTTACTTTCTAAAATTTCATAAAACAACTTCAATTTTTCATCACTCATAATTAATTACCCTTATTGTTTTGTATTGCGTAGCGTAGCGTTGCCAGCTTAGCTTTTAAATAACTAAACTCGCTATCAGTTAAGTACATTTCGCGCTTTAACCGACCTAGCTCTTTTTGCCTAAGTCGGTATTGTTTTACTCTTTCTTTACTCATACGCGTAAGGATACCCATTCTTAACAAGAGAAAGTAAGCTTACCAAAAGGTCTTTTCTTGTTTCATATGTAAACTTTCCAGACCATGTTTTAAACTTTGTTTTTTTATATCTTAGTGATAATTTACCATCAAACTTTACATCAACGCCTTTTTTGCTCGCTTTATTTATTAAGGTTTTAGTTAAATTATTCATTTTACTTACTCCGTTGCTTTGTTAGTAAATCTATACTCCCATATCGTTACATGTAACGCAAGTATTATTTTCAAATAAACACAAAACTAAATACCAAAACATTAAATTACGGCAATGCTCACAAACGAATTTGCCTTTATTAGTTTTTATAACGTAATAGCCAGCACCCTCATACAAGTTGTGTTTACATAGTCTGCACCTTCTTGTTGTGTGGGTCTTGGCTATTAGCATTATAATTACCTCTTGTTTAGCCTGTACGGTTTATACAGGCTGTTTAGGTATTCCTTAAAAAGGCAAATCATCATCATAATCAATTGTTGGATCTACTGCTTTCCCGGCTGATTCTGATAACCCCCTTGATGTTGAGGCGCTTGTTGTGGTTGTCCCCACCCTTGTTGATTAGGTGGTAATCCTTGCGATTGTGGTTGTTGCTGAGGTTGTTGGTATTGTTGCTGTTGCGCTGGTGCTTGCTGGAATCCACCTTGCTTAGCTTCAATGTATTTTGCACCCTCTAACCTTGCGTTTTCCATTTGTAGCTTGATGTACTGCTTACCGTTGCTCTCGCTGACATCTACTTTTAGCTTTTCACAGTTAACCACAACGTAATTACCCTCTACTAATGATGTATTGTAGTAATCAATTTGAGCAGGTGATTTAGCAAAAATAGCCGCACTGTAATTAGTGTAATTCTTTTCTCCTGTTTGACGGTCTTTTATCATCTCTGATAACTCAATGATAAACATTGTGGTTTGTCCGTCTTGGCCCATTCCAGTTTTAACGTATGGTGCTTTTCTTAGTTCGCCATGTACTATGTGCATTTTTATCTTTCCTATTTAGTTAATTGTTTTATAAATTCGTTTTTCTTTTCTACAAAAGCAAATACTTTATCTTGCATTTCTTTTATATATTCTTCGTCACGCATAACACGCTGTTGCAAATAACTCGCTTCACAATCTAGCCTTGGATCAAAGCTCACAAAGTCACACCAATCCCGCCCACTAATCCAAAGCTGCATTTGTATCTGTGCTTTATAGTCTGAACTGTAATCATCAGATAGTGCGCGATTTATTTGCGTTGTTGTTGTAGGGCATTTTATTTCAAGCAAACCACACTGACCCACCAAGCCATCAGGCGAAACACCTATAAACTCGTTTAACTCAATAAAAGCAACTTCTTTCACTGTCACAAAGTTGTTGTTTATTTCATACATTGAACGTGCTTGTGGTTCTGTTTCTGTACCCCAGCGCATAGCATCATTCTCGAAGAATGGCTTTGATTGCCCTGTTAACGTCTCTGCTATTAACTCCATCATGTAAGATTTTGCTTTTTGACTTGGTGAAGTTCCACGCCCTTTTGATAAAACATCTCCTACTCTTGAGGCTGTTACTTTTCCTAGTCGCATTGTTAACCATTCAGCACTTCCTTGTTCGCAAGTTTCTATAATCTTCATGATGCAGCCTTTAGTATTTTCTTAAAGTTACTAGCTTTTATTTCGCTTATATGGCCAAACTTAAACGCTGTAGCTATCTTCTCACCCTTGCTTGTTAACATTTGCGTTGCAGGGTCTACAATTAAGTTATAAAGCTCCATTTGCTGCTCATTGGTTATATAGTCAAAGTTTTGCTCTTCTGATCTGCTTTCGTCATTCTCTCCTGTCTCAAGATTAAATACTTTTAGCATTGCTGATTTAGTGGCATAACTTAAAGCTTTTCCCGGTGCTTTGTCTCCATTATCGTTAGCATGAGCCTCAACTGTTACTGTTATTTTATCTTGCCCGTTATCTATATTTACAAAATTAATCTCATACTTACCTGAGTATAAGCCCATTTTTACCGCTGGCGTTGCTGATAAATCTCTTTTAATAAGAAATTCTCCGCTTATTTGGTTTGGAAAAATCATTATTCCGTGGTCAACTAAAGCTTGACGACAAACAGATACAACTTGATCGTGTGATACGGCTTTATAGTTAGCGCCACCACCTGAAACTGAGCTGTCTTTTTGTACATACTTAACAGCTTTCATTACATTGTTTATTCTTTGATATATATTTAAT